ACCACCCAGACTGCGGGTATTGGCCGTGCGCTCTAGCCACATGGCAGTACCACCAAAAGAGGTATCTGTGCCAAGATTCGGTAAGTTCTGAACCATGGCAATGGTCATTCTTTGATTAGGTACAATATCATCGAGATCAAGACCAGCACGCTGACGATTTAAAATTTCTCTGCCAAATTGATACTGCCAGATTGTTTCGTTCAAGTTAGCTCTTTGGGCATCAGGGTAATTTTCGTAGATATCGGTGGCGGCCACTGCGGCAACAGGAATAATCCCCGTTGTCCAGGTATTTTGAAACGCGACTTGTGCATTTGCACCATAGTAGGTTCCGGCTGCTGCCCAACCTGCAGGAATTACCACTCTAAAATCATCATCTGGATTCCCAGGCACGTCATAGGGATTTGGTTCTGGACCAAATGTGCCTGCACAAAATTCCTGTATGGTTTCATAAATGCCCTGCGCGTCAGTAAATTCTGCAAAAGCTCCAGCTGACACTAGATTGGCCTGCAGCGGTGCATTGAGGCTTAGAGGAAGCGCACTGTTATAGCCTGCAGCAAAACCTATGACGTCACACAAAGTGTAAACATTGGCTATGCCGGTACTGAGGGGTATACCAGAATTGTGTATTAGATCTTGGTTGAATGTTCTGTTCCAATAATTTGCTACTGCTGGCATTACATATTGAGTTTGATCTTGTATTAGTGGAAGACCTTCTAGATTTTCCATCCCAGACACAGTGTTGGCCAAGACCTTGGTAGATGTATTTGTTATGCCTTTGATCTGCATCAAGCTGCGAGCCAGTGCGTCATTGGCCACAGCAAGATCGTCTGGTATGATACCTTTTAGACGTTTTCCTAAATGATTGAGTTGGGGGTTAACGGCACCGGTGCTGTCTTGGTAGATAGATCGAAATCCCATGGAAGCTGTACGAATAGGTGTGGTCAATGTTTCAAAACTGCCGGCAAACAGTTTTCGTGGGTCCAGCAGGTCCTGACCTTTTTGAACGGCTGCTTGTGTGTTGTCTAAAATTGCTTTGACCTGCTTGACTTCATTTTCTGTCAGCTTTCCTAATCCATCATAAATTTGTTTTTGCACTACGGCAGGAAGATTCGCTCCCTTCCTAGCCAATGCATTGAGATCTACTCCCAAAACTTTGAGTGGTACACTTGACGAAAAAGATTCAGCGGTTCGAAAAGATTCAGCGATTCGGGCGTGCTGCCGAGCACGCTCCAGCCGCGCCTGGAACGTGGCGTTATCTTCATCCGCTAGGCGCCTAAGTTCTATTTCCGCCGCGGTGAGGGGTCTACCTGACTCGGTGAGGGGTCTACCTGATGAAACCAAACTGTTAAGGTTTACACCTTGAAGGAGGTCAGTGACCTTGAAGTCACCTTGACCACTTATGGTTCTAAAAACGGAGTTTGCTACATTTACACCCAACTGTTGAGCAGTTTTCTCGTCGACACGTATATCGCCCAACGTTTTATATAAAGGACCCAAGGTTCCCTGACTTTCTACGTTCTTGACAAGTTGGCCTGGACTGCCGATGTTGCTGACATCCTCCCAAGCAAAAGTTCCACCCATTTTTTCAATATCAGTACCTAGTCCCTTGACATAGTTTGATACACCAGCAATGCCACCCGAGATAGCGTTTGACATACTGGTGAATGTATTTCCAAGATATTGAGCACCACGTGTGGCGCCAGTTACGAGATCATTTGCTGCGTTTACAAAGCCTTGAGCAGTGCCAAATATGCTTGATAGCTTGTCTGGGTTACCCATTAGCACTCCAGCAACCAAGCTACCAGTACCTCCCAAGGCCTTACTGGCTGCTGATGTTGCCATGCCAATCGCAGTGTTAAAGGTCGATTCTGTCAAGGTTTGTGCAAATGCTGCTGTTGCTGGACCGTGAGTTCCTAACACGCTGGTATATACTTCCTTGCCCGCAGCCGCGGGAGCTGTACTGATGGTGTTCCAAGCTTCCCGCATGGGTGCGGTGAATTCTATTACAGCATCTTTCATTGATGTCAGCGTATTTGTTAGTGATTGATACCACCCCTGGCCGGTGGTTGCCGAAACTGCTCGGCCCACAGCATCAGCGCCCACCATGCTGTTGGCTGTCATGGTAAGGTCGTTAAAACCTACACCAAATGGTCCAGGATCAAAATTAGTAAATACACCTGAACCTTCCCCAACAGCTACAATATTTGAGTCATTAAAAAGACCTAAATCACCCCCTGTACCACCTATTGGTGCACCACCAAATACTTCTGCGAATCCGCCATTGGCTACCCATGCACCCGCGGCAGTCAATAGGAGAGATGTTAAGGCACCTGCGCAGGCCATGTTAGGCCCCTATAATTACATCAAAACTTCCCAGTATACGAATATCTAGACAAGTGTCTGGTGAACCCACATACACTATGGGCTTGCCTTCGGCCAATACCGAAAGGCTGCCCAGTGTGGTAAACGCCAAACAATGTACCTCACACTTGGGTGCACCGCAACACGGATGTGGTGTGACTACGGTACCTGTGGTGCAGGCCGGGCGACCGTTAATCAGCACGCTCATGGCCCCAGGGAACACAGCCAGGCCTCCCATTAGGTTTGGATCACCGATTCTCACTGCTGGTGGCATAAAATTATCCTGTTATAATTTGCTTGGCAGGTGGAGTGGCAATGCCCGTGGTGGCTTCAAGATATTTGGCGCGCACATCTTCGCGGGTTTCACCTGTCAATGCAATACTAGCAGTATTTATATGCACATTTTTGTTGGGATTAGAACTAAACAAACAAGGCACCATCTGCAGTCCTTGTGGACCAAAGACCATGCCAATGGGTTGTGTGACTTCTATGGTATCTGCACTTGCAGCTACTATCTTTGCGGTAATTTCTTCACCGCTAACCAGTTTAAAAGTATAGATTTCGTTAGGTTGTAGATGGTTCATTGGGTTCCTAGTTTTTTGTTATAGCCATCTAAAGATTCCGAGACGAGCGCGGATTTCGTCAACGCCGAGCTGACTTAAACCTTCAAAACCACCCTCCACAAACAGCTTGCCGTTGTGGTAAATTTGGGGCACTGTGCGGTGTCCTTGTTCCATGATAAACTGCCTGGCACCTAAATTGGTCTCATCATCGATGCAAATTTCTTCAAATTGTATGCCTTGGCTTTTCAGCAACGACTTGGCCCTATCACAAAATATACAATGATTTTTTGAGTACACTGTGAGCATGTTGGTCTCTTTCTACAAACTTAGGCCTGAAAATGTATTGGAGTCAACATCTTGTTTGGTACCACCTATCACATAGCTGGTTATTTCTGTTTCTTGCGGTGCCACTTGCACATCGCCACCTGCGATCCATTTCTGTGTCCAAGGTAATGGATTGGATCCACCACGATATTCATTGGGCAGTCCCAAGGCTGTCATGCGTTTGTGGGCAATCCATTCAATGTAATCGCACAACAGTTGTTTGTTGAGTCCGATCATAGATCCGTCTTTGAATAGATAATCTGCCCAGGCCTCCTCCTGTGCCACAGCGGATTCAAACATGGCCACCATTGCGGCCTCGGTCTCTTTGCGTATCTGTACAAAGTCTGGATCATCTTGGGGCAATATTTTCATCAAGCTTTGTGTAAATCCCAAATGCAAATTTTCATCCCTAGCGATAAGTTTGATAATCTTGGCGTTGCCCTCCATCTTTTTCAGTTCGGCAAATGCCCAAGAACAGGCAAAAGAAACATAGAAGCGGATGCCTTCTAGCACGTTGACCGATGCCAAAGCCAACCATAACTTTTTCTTTAGCTCGTATCGATCAATTTTTATGGTTTTGCCATTCACTGTGTGTTTGCCAACTCCCAGCAATTGATACCATGTTGAGTATTCAATCAAATCGTTGTAATATTTAGAAATGTCTGTACCACAAGTGATGATTTCATCTATGGTCAGCATTTCATCAAAAATTTGACTTGGATCGGCATAGACGTTACGAATGATATGAGTGTAGCTGCGGCTATGGATTATTTCATTGAAAGTCCAAATAGTAATCCATGTTTCTAATTCAGGCAAGGTAACCAAAGGTAAAAATCCCAGACTGGGACTGCGTCCTTGCACCGAGTCTAGCAGTATTTGTCTTTTGAGGTTGCTGGTAAAAATATGTTGTTCGAATTCGGTTAGGTCTTTGAAATCTTTTGCATCACGCAAAACATCAACTTCGCTGGGCTGCCAGAAAAAGCCAATTTGTTTTTCTGTCAATTTTTCGAACTGGCGATATTTAAAAATATCATATCTTTGTACCCCTAATTTATTAGGGTCAAGAAAAGCCAATGTTTTGGAATGATCAATTTTTTTTGTATTTAAAACACTCATTGTTTTTCCTTGTGTTTTTTCCAATCGATCCATAAATCAAATTATCTTAAAAATTTTTCATGTCGATTATTTTGGTGTCATATCTTGCAATTGTCACAATCGGCATCAACGGTGACTGTTACCATGTCTGGTGCTTCGATTAAAATTTCTTTGTTAATCTTATCAATGTCTAATTCACCTGCCCCATCATAGGTGTTGAAATAATATAACTGTTTCCCGCCATACTTATAAAACATTATTATGTGCCGCAGCATTTCACTCATGGGAATCTTTTCATCCGCAAAATTCTGTGGATTGTAACTGGTATTTACTGAAATACCTTGATCAATGTACTTCTGCAGCACTGCCATGATCTTTAAATACCCCTCAGGACTGCGTTGATCCCACAGTAATTCGTAACGATTTTTGAGTCTGCGATACTCCGGCACTACTTGTTTGAGTACACCATCTTTGCTCTGCTTCACTGACACGTAGCTACGCGGTGGTTCAATACCATTTGTTGAATTGGATATCTGTGCTGACGTTTCGGCTGGCATCAGCGCCATGAGGGTAGAGTTGCGGATGCCATGCTGCTGCAATTGTTTACGCAAGGCACCCCAATCCACAGCATCTGTGTGCGGTACCAACTCGTCAACCTCGCGTTTGTAGGTATCTATCGGCAACACTCCATCGCCATACTTGGTTTCCTTCAATTTGGGACAGGCGCCAAACTCATGAGCAAGATCGACTGAGGCCTTGATCAAATAATATGACCAATGCTGCGCCCAACAATCTACCACTGGCAAAGACTCGGGATTTGAGTATGTGAGATCATTTTTG